AAGGTCGCCGGCATTCGCCTCAGAGTTGTCAGGGCCGAGCGGCTCGCAATACCCAAACAGGCCAACGCGGTCGGACTGCCTTGCCCAGTGCGTCCTTTCTTTGTCGGTGATGCTCTGAATAGTTGTTGACCATGACTGTGCTGTGATCGGCCACGTATTTGTAGATCCGAACTGATTCCAGTCACCACTCCCAACGCCGATATTGAGTCCCGTATACACAACGGCCATGCCTGGAAAAGCGAACCAGCTGTAGCTCTTAGCCATCGGAACGATCACGCGAGCCGGCTGGCTGAGCGCACTGCCCGCCTCCACCCCCGGCTGAACACCCAGCACGATGTCCGCCGCATCCTGCGCACGGTTCCACGCCTTTGCGCTGAACGCCGAGCGGATGCTCTGCCCCTTCTCAACGCGGCCGTCGTTGCGTGCCATCAGGCGACTCCGATGCCCAACTGGGCGAAGTTGGCCGACGGGTAGACCTCGTTGACATAGACGTACTTGGGCCGCTTGAGCAGGTCCGCCCCGCCGGTGCCGACGCTCGACTCGTACTTGACCCAGAGGTACTCATGACCCTTCTTGACGATGCCGCTGATGTCGCCAACCTTTAGTGCCTTGAGCGTCTCGCCGTTGCCGGCGTTGGGGCTGGCCACGAACTTGTAGGAGAGGCTCCACGGCCCGTCGCCTTTGTCGGCGTCCCAGTCCTGGCTGCCGCTGCACCCCAAGAAGAGCACCTCGCCAGGGCGGAACGTGCGAAAGGTGGCATTGTTCACCGTGCCCGTGATGAACGCTGTTTTTTTGATGTAGGTCGCCGTCACGTAGGACGACGGCACGTCATACGTCTCCGTCCACGACAGGGCTGGCACCACGATGTCAACGCCGGCCACGTTGTCGCCATCGACGCCAATGGCACCAAACTGGCCTGGAGCCGTGACGCCAGTGGGGCCGTATTTCCGCTCGCCCGTCACCGTGCGGGTGACGATCGGCAGCCCGTCAGAGCCGGCCACGGCCGTCGTCGTGTCGTCGTACAGCGGGCTTTGCGTGATGTGCTGCTGGCCGCCGCTCGTGTCGAACGACCGCGACCGACGCAGCGGATCTGACTGGCTATCGTTGTCCGCGCCGTTTGTCTCGTAGGAGATCGTGACCTGCCATGCGTCGTCGCCGAGATAGGAGACGCTGTAGCTCTCAGCCCGCAGCTGCACGTTGGGCTGGCCAGGGTACTGCCAGTAGAGGAGCTCGCTGCTGATCTTGACGTTGGCCTCGGCGTGCAGCACCACGTCGTCGGTCGTGCCAAAGACCTTGTACGACTTCTGGTAGCTCGAGGCCGCACGCTTGCCCAGGCGCACGATCGTCGCCGAGCGACTGTCGGAATCTTCAACCCAAGTGAGTGCCATGGCTACGCGGCGACTGCGCCTTCGTCTCCGACGCGGGTGTTTTGCTCGATCTTAGTGAGTTGGTCTAGCTGCTTCTGAGCGAGACTGGAGCCAACGCCCATGCCGCCGATTGCCATGGCTGAGAACGTTCCGGCCACCTCAGCCTGGCTCTGCGCGGCCTCGCCGGCTGCGGCTCCTGCACCTGCGCGAATTTGCTCAGATGGCGACGAGCCGCCCATTGAACTGCTCGACTTTTGCACTCGCTCCTGAGCGTCGGCGAGTGCCTCCTCAAGCGTGGCCACCTGCGAGGATGTCAACCGGCCGTTGGCCGACAACGCATCGAACTCACCGTACAAGTCGCGCAGCTGATCCATCGACGAGGCGTTTTCGATGTTTTGCAGCAGGTCGGCAAACTGCTGGTTCTGCACGCGCGCCTCGGTCTTGCCGCGTGACGCGCTGCTCGCGCCGGCTTCGGCGGCCTGCGTTTCGGCGCGGCGAGCCGCTTTACGCCGTCTGTTTTCTTCCTCGCGCCCCATCGCGGTGGCATCAGCAGCTGCCATCCTGTCTTTTCTAGAATCGTCGCGAGCGGCCTGGCGGTCCCGCATCTCCTTTTCGATCGCGGCGTCTTGCCTGGCGGTTTCGTCTGCCCCTTGAAATGCGGCGTTCAAGAAATTCCACCCACGCCGGACAGTCGATTCCATCGCGTCCCAGCCCGCGGCCATCTTGGCAAGCATGTCATCCCACACCGTCAGCACGGTTGCCGACAGGTACGTGAACGTGTTTTGCATGAGCGACACCCACGGGTCGATGGCATTCATCAGGCCCTCAACGCCGCGCAGCCAGCCCGCATAGAGGCCAGCCCACAGCACATCCATCGCGCCAGCAAGATCGCCCTCCGCGATGGCAGCGTAGACGCCCGCAAATGTCGTGCTGGCGAGCTCCGCCAAGCCCGACATGCCGCCGCCGAAATACACCATCGCACCGCCTGCGGCAGTCAGCACGGCCAGGATCGCACCAATCGGCGACAGCACCAGCCCCATCGCTGCCGCCACGGTCGTCAGCGCCAGCCCAACGCCAGCGATTGCGGCACCAACACCGACGAAGATGGCAATGCCCTTGGCGACAGATGCCACAAGCTCTTGGTTCTTCTGCACGAACGTGGCAAAACCGCCGATGACGTTCATGATCGGCTCGGCCAGCGCCAAGAGCGACGGCCCGAGGGCTTCGGTGATCGCGATGGCGAGCCGCTGGATGGCTGAGTAGATTTTCGTGGCGGCACCGCTCAGGCCGCTCATGAGTTGCTCGAACTTGTCGCCGACCGGCAGGGCATCGTTCATTCCCTGCTGCATTGCAGAGAAGCCCTCGACGCCCGCCTGCGTGAGCACTGCGGCGGCGCGGATCGCATCCTGCCCGAAGATGCGGCGGAAGATGTCATCCCGCGCCGCCTGGTCCATGCCAGCCAGCGCCGTCTCCAGCGTGCGGATGATCTCCACCATCGGCTTCATCGTGCCGTCGGCGTTGCGGAAGCTGGCAGTCGATAGCCCGATGCCAGCCATGGCCTCAGCGGCGTCTGCGGCCGGAGCCATCAGTCGCATCAGCATCGTCTTGAGCGAGGTGCCGGCGTCAGAGCCCTTGATGCCAGCATTGGCCAACACCGCCAGCGCAGCCGCCGTGTCGTCGATGGACTGGTTGGCGAGTGCCGCGACGGCAGACACCTGCGAGAACGCCAGGGAAATCCCTTGGATGGACGTGCTCGATGCGTCGGCCGCTGCGGAGAGCGTGTTGGCGGCAACCTGCCCGCTCACCTTGAAGACGTTCATGGCGTCCGCCATGACGACCGCGGCATCGGCCACGGCCATGTCGCCGACCTTGGCAAACTGAATCGCCGCCTGGCCGGCACCTCCCAGCACCTGCTCGACGCTCATGCCAGCCTTGAGCAACTCCAAGAAACCCTGCGCAGCCTCAGTCGGGCCGACGCCGAGGGCCTGCGACATCTGCATGGCGGATGCCTTGAGGGCGTTGAGTTGCTCGGCACTTGCCCCCGTCGAGGCCCGCATATTGAGGAGCACGTCCTCAAACTTGGAGCCCGCAACAATCGCCCCCGCCAGCGGCGCGGCAAAGGCCGTGCCGATGCCAACCATCTTGGTGCCCAGCGACTGCATGGCCGACCCGATTCGGCCAATGCTCTTTTGCACGCCTTGTAGGGCCGCAAAGAATTTCGCCGGGTCTGCGCCGATCTCGACGAAGACCTTGCCCATCCGAATGCCTGACGCACTAGCCATCTCTTCTCCTCGTCAGACGTATTTCTGCCAGTCAGGCCCCAGCAGCTTGGCGATCTCTTCAGGCGATGCCTGCCGCTGCTTGGCTTTCTTGGCGAATGGGTTGAGCTTTCCGGGGTCCGTTGCTGGGGCGTGTTTCGGGCGGTTGATGTTGGCTTGCTGGGCGAGCAGGTTGGCGGTGTGCCACCAATCCATCTCTAGGCGGCTGTCGCGGGCAATGAGGAGGTTTCGCAGGGTCCACTCTCCGGGGTGGCATCCGACGATGCCTGCGGCTTCGTAGATGGTGTGCCAGACGGTACGAGCGTCTCGATCGTCGCTGCCTCCAGGCCCGCCTCCGCTCGCGTCAGGAGCTCGGTCGCCATCTCGTCCATCTTGCTGACGAGCAGGCCGACCATGCGACGGAGGCGCTGGGGGAAAAAATCGACGAGCTCCTGCTCCAGGGCTTTCACGCCAGCATCCAAGGCGTCGCCGCGGAGCCCCTCCAGAAACTGCTCCTTCGTGAGTTTCTTCTCGTCAACCTGGGAGCGGCAGATGGCGTATAGGATCTCGCCAATCTTGCCGTACTGGCTGCGGAGTACCTCGAGCGTGCGGCTGATGTTGCCGGCGTCCACGAGGTCGAACGGCACGGTGCGGGTCTGCCTGGTCACGCTGCCGTCGGGCTGCGTCACGTCTTCCGTCACGTCGATCGTGACGAGGCCACGCACACGCTCGGCCGCCGCCACAGTCAGTGCCACCACCCATGGCCTGCCCTGGTCATCGCGAAACTCTTTCATACGGCCCTCAGTCCGAGCTTGGTCATCCGCGCCTCCACCGTGAAGGTCGCCACACCGTCGATCGGGTCCGACTCGCTCGCCCCGGTTATCACTGCCGGGAATGACCACGCCCCGGCACCGCCGGAGACCGTGATCT